AAGTGTTTCTGATGGATCAACTGGAGCAGTTCTATCTCATAGAATGATTGAGTTCACAGGAACAATTACAGGAAACCAAGTTGTAAGAATACCAATTGATGTTCAAACTTTTTATTATTTAAGAAACTCAACATCTGGTGCATACACAGTACAATTTAAATACATTACTGGATCGGGTGATTCGTTTACTTTCTCAACAACAGACAAAGGTGATGCAGTAGTTTTTGCAACTGCAAACGATGGAACTAACCCAGATATTCTCACTTTACCTAATGTCTCTTTAACTGGAACACAAACTTTAACAAACAAAACGTTAACATCTCCTATAATTGGAACAAAAATTTCTGATACAAATTCTAACGAATTATTTAATTTAACAGCTACAAGTTCAGCAGTTAACGAACTTACTTTTGCAAATGCTGCAACAGGTAATAACCCATCGTTTACAGCGTCAGGTGGAGATTCAAATGTTGGTATTGATCTTAAAACAAAAGGAACTGGTGTAATTAGAGCTGAAGACGGTGATGGGAATGTAGCCGCAGTTAAAATAGCAGGTAAAGAAACTATTTGGGTTCCTGCAGTTGCAATGTATCCAAACACTACAAATGGATGCGCTAACATAGCACAAACAGAATTATCAAATGGACCAGAACTAAAAACTTTAGATTTTGACAAAGACTCCGATGAGTTTGCACAATTTGCTGTTGCTTTTCCTAAATCATGGAATGAAGGCACAATAAGTTTTCAAGCATTTTTTACAGCAAATTCAACAGACACTGGTACTACATCTTGGGCTTTACAAGGTGTTGCATTAGCAGACAACGGAGATTTAAATACAGCTTTTGGCACAGCAGTTGCCCCAACGGCAAAAGCTATGAGTGGTACAGCAAACGATTTAGCAGTGACGGCAGAAAGTGGAGCAGTAACAATAGCAGGCTCACCAAGTACAGATGAATACGTTTTCTTCCAAATATCAAGAGATGTTTCAGCAGATGATTTGAATGCTGATGCAAAACTATTAGGAGTCAAATTATTCTTCACTACTGATGCTGCTAACGACGTATAAGGAGAATAATGGCAACAGGTTTTGGATATAAAATTCTAGGTTTAGGAGGAGGATCTCTTCCACCTTTATCACCCTTTAATGCTAATATTTTAGTAGTCGCAGGAGGCGGCGGTGGCGGCGGTGGAGCTGGCGGTCAATCTGGTGGTGGCGGCGCTGGAGGTTATCGTTTTAATACATCATACCCAATCGTTGGAGGAACAACTTACAAAGTTACAGTCGGTGGCGGTGGAAACTCATGTGGAATTTCACCTATCAATGCTTCTGTAAATGGAAGTAATTCATCATTTAATACCTGCGGTGCAGGATGTGCAACTTCTTTTGAATCAGCAGGAGGTGGTGCAGGAAGAGGACCGGGCGCAGCAGGAGCTGACGGAGGTTCTGGGGGAGGTTCAGGAGAACATCCCGATTCTGGAGGTTCTGGTAACGTACCACCAACAAGCCCATCTCAAGGTAATCCTGGAGGACCAGGAAGATTCCCACCAGGAAACTCAGGAATTTACGGTGGTGGCGGCGGAGGTGCCGGCGGACCTGGCGGAGCCTCAACACCAAACAATGTCGGAGGAGCTGGTGGTTCAGGAAGTAGTAGCTATCCAGGAGATTCAACAACAAGAGCTGGCGGAGGCGGTGGTACTGGTGGACCAGCCGGCGGCGGAGCTGGTGGATCAGGTGGCGGCGGAGCTGGTACTAATTATAATGATCCAGGTGCAACACCATCTGCTAATAGATCAGGAACTGCAAACACAGGCGGTGGCGGTGGATCAGGCGGAAGACCTGCAGGACCCTCTGATATTTTATATGGAGGTAGTGGCGGTTCAGGAGTTGTAATCGTTCAATTTGCAAACAGTGTTGAAGGAAACGACAGAATATCAGGAGGGACTAGAACGACAAGTGGTTGTAATGTGGTACACACATTTAATGCAACCGGCAATTTTGTTGTTCCATAATGTTATGGCTCACTTCGCAGAAATAGAACAAAAAACTGATCCAACAGGATTTACTACAGACACACAGTGGGTTGTAAAAAGAGTGGTTGTGGTAGACAATGGTATTTCAACTTCAAATGGTCCCTTAGTAGACAACGATATGCATGTGGACGGAGAGACTTGGTGTAAAACTTTTTTTAATGGTGGCGAGTGGAAACAGACTTCTTACAACTCAAACTTTAGAAATATATACGCTGGACCAGGTTATGTTTATGATTTTGAAAAAGATGTGTTTATTCAGGCACAGCCTTATGCATCTTGGACATTAGACGCTAACAACAAATGGCAACCTCCTATAGCGGTGCCACCAGATTTTGTTACAGATGACTATCGAATAGTTGCACAGTGGGACGAAGACAACCAAAGATGGATTATTGAGGATTATGAAGTAAATCCCGATGAAGCCTCGTTTGTTCTACGTATTTGGGATCCAGCAACCTCATCTTGGACAACTTAATCATTTACTTTTATTTTTAAATAAGTAGTATTCGGATAGAAATGAATCTTAGAAATAACTACTGGTGTTTTGAAAGTGTCTTACCTCATCATATATGTGATGCAATTATAAGATACGGATTAACCAAAGAAGATCAGACTGCACTTACAGGAGGAACTAGAAATTTTAAAAATTTAAATAATCAGCAACAAAGAGATTTATTTAAACATAGAAATTCAAAATTAGTTTGGTTAAATGATCCTTGGGTTTATCGATATATTATGCCTTTTGTAAACAAAGCAAATATAAACGCAAATTGGAATTTTCAATTTGATTGTCAAGAACAATGTCAATTTACAAAATATGGTCAAGGTCAATTTTATGACTGGCATTGTGATAGCTTTGAGGTTCCTTATGGCGAGGATAATGATAAAAAGATGGATGACTCATTTAAAGGAAAAATACGAAAATTATCTGTAACAGTATCTTTATCTGATCCTAATAGTTACAGAGGCGGAGAGTTAGAATTTGCTTATAGTTCTTCACCAGAAATAAGGCCCACCGTGCAAGAATGTAAACAAGTATTACCTAAAGGATCCATAGTAGTGTTTCCTTCTTTTATTTATCATAGAGTAAAACCTGTCACTGAGGGGACTCGTTATTCATTAGTTATTTGGAGTTGTGGTAAACCTTTTGTATGAGTCAAGATAAATTAACAACATCGTGGTATTTTTCTTCACCTATTTATTTTTTACATAAAGATGAATGGGTCAAAGATTTAACAAAAATAACAGACCCTTATATAAAATTAGCAAAAAATAAAAGTAAGAAATTTATTAGTGAAAGAAACAAAAACTGGGGTGGCGATAAAAAAGATCATGGTTTGTCTCATCATTCTACAACTTTAATAAATAGGCCAGGTTTACAAAAGTTTACCAATTGGATAGAGGCTACGACATGGAATCTATTAGATGAGCAAGGCTATGATTTAAGTAATTATAAAATATTTACAACAGAACTGTGGGTGCAGGAGTTTGCAGAAGCTGGTGGAGGACATCATCAACTACACACACATTACAACGGACATATATCAGGTTTTTATTTTTTAAAAGCTAGTGAAAAAACATCCCTACCTATATTTGATGATCCTAGACCTGGTAAAGTTATGAACGAATTACCACAAAAAGATATGAACAAACTTACTCCATCTAGCACACAAGTAAATTACTCAGTTAGACCAGGTAATTTAATTATTTTTAATTCTTATTTACCTCATCAATTTAGAGTCGACGATGCATATGAACCATTTAGATTTATACATTTTAATTGTAGAGCTATTCCAATAAATGACGTATTATCAAAATATGGAGAAAAAAGAACAGACAATGAAAATAACAAATAATTTTTTACCT